GAAGATCGTCGCCGCGCACCTTGTCCCAGTATTTGGCCTTGTACAGAGGTGCTACATCGGCAGGCGTGAGCGCACGCATCGTCTTCTCGTCCACCTCATGGCCGCAATGCTCCTCCCAGACCTTCTTGGTGCATCCTAAATTAGTCATCCCTCCTGGATCTTTTGGATGGTTCACAAACCCTCCTTCGTGGTGCAGCACGGCAGCCAGCGCAGCGTCAAAATTATGTTTCATGGTGTCCTCACTTGGTTGCTTTGGAGAGCAGATCGGTCTTGGCCTGCGAGCCAGCCGAGCTGCCAAAGTAGTAGGCAATGATCCCTGTCCAGGCCGTTCCAAGGCTGCCGAGCATCATCAGGATGGCCGGATTATTGCTGTCGATCTGGTTGAAGAACATCATCACCATGATCCCGAAAAAGCCCAGCGTCACAGCTCCGGCCAGTATTGGTGGCATCATCGAGCGAGTGGTGGCCTGCATCTCCCTGGCGCTTTTGCGGTCCTCGACCGCCAATTTTTCAAAGTTCAGGCCCAGCTCCTGCGCCTGCTTTGCCAGCTCGATCTCGGCCAACTTGACCTGAGCGATCTGGTCTGCGGTCAGCTTGTTGCTGGCAATCAGGTCGCCGACTTCCTTCTCATCGACGCCGATGGCCTTGGAGACAGCCGAGACTGCCATGCCTGCAAGTGGGCCACCGAGCGCAGTGGCAATGGTTGGTGCGATCTGCTTGAGCCAGTCCATATCAGCTTCCTCTCTTGGTCAACATTGCGCTGGAAATCTCCAGCATGAATCGAGTCTGCTCCAGGTTTGCTGGCTGCGCCGCCCAGCCAACCGTGATCTGTCCCACAAAGCGATGCGAGTCTGGCGGCACGCTGACACGGCAGGTGTACGTCACGCCCTTCTCAAGATACCAAAGCCCCACCTCGGACTGTGCATATCGGTACTCGCCGCAGGGTATCTCATTGGTCATCAGCTTGACCACATCGGAGTTGTTCGACGAGTTGTGCGTGAACAGGCCGACGTCAATGTTCTCAATGGTCTTGTCGCGTCCGTCCTTAGTGTAGGCCTTGTAGAGTGTCCTGGAGTTGAACAGCGGATTGACCTTGAAGATCGCCACCACCGTCGCACCAGTCTGCTTGAACAGCATCGTTGCCGCATCATCGGCTCGGTCTGTCCGTATCTCCGGCAGCTTCTGCGACTCCTTGTAGGCGTCTCGGATGAACTCCTGGCTCTCGTACAGGGCAAAACCAGCGAAGGCAATCACCGCCATCAGAATGACTGCGAACAGCTTGAAGGGGCTGTCCACGTACCCCAGAATCTTGTCCAGGGTGGTGTTGGCGTTGAGTTTCTCGGTCATACATGCCGCTGCATCGCATCCACCACGAAGTAGAAGGTCAGGCCCAAGACGAACACCGTTGTCAGGACAGCGATGCCAATCAAAAACATTTCGTCGATCTCGGACTGCCTGCGCTGCTGGGCCTCCTTGCGTCTGCGCTCTGCCTTGGCGGCATCGGCCTCCATCTGCTTGGCCCTGGCCGTGATGCGCATCCAGACGTCCATTTTGTTGGACTGAAAGAAGAGCATCTTGACCTGCTCTTCAAATTCCCTTGCCTGCTCCAGAGCAAGTTCCAGTTCCAGCGCCTTGCCAAGCGCAGAGCCTTTGAAGCCGCCAGTCTTGGCCTTTTCGACGACCTCGATGGCCTGCGCCTTGGCGTCAAAGTACTGCCCAAGCACCGGTCCCAAAGACTGGACATCCTGAACGGTCTTGACAGCCTTTTTGACGAGGTTTACCGCTGAAGATACCGCAGCAAGGGCGGTGATTGGGTCAATCACTTTGTCATCCAGATCGCCGCAAAAATTGTTCCTGCCATCGACACCAGCATGATGCCAGCGGTCTTGATCATGATGCCCTCAATGCGCTTGAGCCGCGCATTGATCTGATCGTAGCGAATGGCGCAGACCTCCTCATGCGTGGTCAGTCGTGCGTCTGTTGCGTCAATCGTGGACATTACAACCCCTGGCCTGGCGTGATGTAGACCGTGGCTGCTGCGCTGGACAGGCCGCTGAAGAACGTGGTCTGGTTGAAGCGAAGAATCTCCACGGCACCGGCCACCAGCACGATGGCTGCCGATGGCGTTCCAGCCACAGGAGCCACTGCATTGGCCGTGGCCTCTGCAGCAGTGCTGCCTGTGCCCAAAAACACCGTGGTGTTGCCTGCATTGATGAATCGAAACTGGCCTGCGTTCTGCGGTTCAAACTTCTCATAAACAGGCGCTTGGATGCCAGTAGGAGCTGATGCAGCGGCTGCCACGACAACGGTGTTGCCAAGTGGTGCGAATGCGATTTGTGAATTGCCAGCCATGTCAGACTCCTTGTGCGGCTTTGTACGCTGCGATTACGTCAGCAGTGTGCGTGGCAGCGCAGATGGCTTTCACACGTGCATCTTCTTGGCTGTAGTCGTCGCCAGGCGCGACAACGTGGCGGTGGAAGTTGCCACTGATCTGGGTGCCGTCTTCCATGATGGCGGTTTGTGTTCGCACTTGAACACAACCGTTTGCGATGACTTCAATGAGGTCAACGGAGGTAACTTTTTCGAGAGCCATGATATTTTCCTTGTTTCCAGCCTGACGATCCTGTCAGGCATTAAGGTTTCCAGTGTTCCGCACTGGCACGGTTTTTAGACTGCTGTTCCGTCTGTGTCGTTCACCGGCAATGAGCCATTGCTGCGCAAAACGATAGAGCCATCAAACCACACATAGCGACCCACGCCAACTTGCGGGCCTGGAATGAGGATGGGGTTTAACCAGCCGCCAGCGGTTGTCTTTGCTGTGCCGATGCTAGCACCAGATTCAAAGCTGCCAACATACAGCCATGCCTGATTGTCAGATTTAACGGCGTAGCCAAAACTTCCAATTGCCCAAGCCGTTGTTGAGTAGGCCAGTGCTGCCGCACCGTCATTGTCGTACAGATAAACGTAATATCTTGTGTTGGCTGCAACAGCAGATATATTTAACACAATTCCGCTATTTGTAAGTTGGTGTGCAACCCATTCGCCATTGGTTGACGCAACCCCTACCCCACTTCCATTGGCTGGGCCAGCCAACCGCAACGGCACAGTGTTGCCAAACGGGATTTGCGGATTTGGCTTAAACACCACCTCGGATGCGCTGGCAACTTGCAACACACCGCAGTTTTCAACATGGTCAAATTGCCACCCATTAAATCGGATTTGACCAGCGTAATCAAAGTTTTCCCAGTTGACGTTTCGTACTCGGCAAGTGTTAAAGTAGACGTTTGGGCCGGACAGTTTGAATGCTGTGCAAGGGTTGTTGCCGGATGTGGCGCGGATGGTCACGCCATCAATGTCAATCTGGTTGATGGTGAAAGAGCCACCAATAAACTCACATTGCTCTGTTGCGGTGTAATCGTTGTTGTTGTAAAACTGAAGATTACGGCCTTTGAATACGTTTACACCCGTAACGTACAGGCCACGCTTCTTGCAGTTTTCAAACGTGGTGTTTCGCAAGTCAACTGTTTGGCCTAAACCAGATTCGCCTTTGATGAACAGCCCGACGTTTTCAACACCATTAGCAAAAGCGCACTGCTCCATCGTCATAACCTGGCCTTTCCAGATCATGCCGCCAGATGGCGGTGGTGTGCTGGCGCTGGCTGTCCCGCAAGTTTGAAAAAACACCTCGCGCAGATAAGTATAAGAACCTTCGTTGCGTCCCGCCGTACCGTCAGCCTTGATACCCCAACGAGCGCATGTATCAATCCAGCACTGCGTAACGCTAATCATGTTCCAGCCGTCATCAACAAACAGCCCGTTTGCCATTTCAATGCCATCCAGGGTCATACCCTTGATGTACAAATGGTCGATTTTGACCTCGTATGCGTTAATCACACGGATGCCAGTCGCGCCTGCGGTTGCTGCTGTGTTGATGATTGCAAACTCGGCCAACACTGCGCCCATTGAGGCGGTGTAAGAGCCGCCGTGTGTTCCGCTATCAATGTCAATTAATGGCTTGTTGGCAGCGCGGTGATCAAAGAAGGTCTTGGTCATACCGTCGCCGACAATTTTGATGCCGGGGCTGGTAAAACCAAAAGTGGCAGCCGTGTTGTACGACAGCGTGTCGCTGACCAAATAGGTTCCGGCTGGGACGTAAACAATACGACCTTGCGCCGCTGTAATAGCAGCTTGTAATGCAGCATAACTATCAACCGCGCCTGTGGGGTCAGCGCCATAATCAAGGGCGTTTACATACTGCCCTTCGATCATTGAATAGGTAACTTTGGTGAGTGCCATGTGTCACCTTTTAGACAAAGTATGTCATGGACGCACGAATCTGTGCGTTGGTGCCAATGGCTGTTGCGTTAGCATAGGTCTGGACGTTCATGTCCGTACCTGCTGCGTTCACTCGCGCTTGTAGTTGCGATCCTGTCAAGGCATTTTCACGACCTGTTCCATTGGCAATTGCAGGACCGTTTGTAAATGGTAATGGCACGTTAAGCGAACCTGCGCCGGTTCCAGCGTTTGTGATGGTGACTGAAAAATTCACAGTCACCATGCGGCCAACTTTGGTGTAGTTGCAAACCCCGAGTGTGAAGCTAGTGATCGTGCCAGAACTGGCAGTAATTGCTGGCGTGAATGTGCCTTCTTCGTAGTCATTGAGCAACTCACTGGTCATGCCAGCAGTAGATGGATCGGCAGAAAAGTCGATGCCTTTGCCTGCTGTTCCAATGACAAGGTTGCCATCAACGATGGTCTGATCGCCTGTGCGTGTTGATGGGAATCCAACTGTTTTTAACATTGCTTTCTCCTTAGAACAGGAATTCGATAACGGATGTGACCGGAGGCGCTTCGGAGAACGTCACATTTCCACTGGCCACTGTGTAGGTGTTCTGGTTTTGATAGACGCCATTAATGTAGATTGCAAATGGCGTAGATGAAACTGGGAAGATGAGCTGCGAGCCATCTCCAGTTGCATTGCTTGCCACCGAGCCAGAATCAAGATTCCCATTCAGCGAGCTGTAGACCAAGCTGCCTTTGCTGTCCTGCACTAGGATGCTGTAGTCGCTGCCAGCGTAAAAGCGTGCTGGCGTGCCTTGGTACACCGGATAGCCATTGAGCGTGCGGATCGGCTGCGGTGCTGCAATGGTCAGAGCCGAGTCCCAATAGACGCTGATCGGGTTGGTCTGTGGGTTCAGGTTGACCGTGCCAACCCAGATGTACCCGTTCTCCAACGGCAGGCCGTCAGCGCCAGCAAATG